AGACTGTGGATTCTCGGCAGGTGCTAGATTCATCCTTATCAAGCGTACAGACTCTACTGGCGATTGGTACGTTTGGGATAGCGTGAGAGGCATTGTTGCAGGTAACGATCCGTATCTCTTGCTAAACTCCACAGCCGCAGAGGTAACGTCTACGGACTACATCGATCCTCTATCTAGTGGATTCACAGTAACATCATCTGCTCCTGCTGCGCTTAACGCCAGTGGCGGCACTTACATCTTCCTTGCCATTAGTTGAGGTAATCAAAATGAGCGACACGCTGACTATCAAGGCGTATCACGATCAAAAATCCAAAGCAAAACGCCGTGGAATTGAGTTTAAAATTACGTTTGAAGACTGGAAAAAATGGTGGATTAACACAGGAAAAGCAGAGAATCGCGGAAGAAACAAAGGCTGCTATCAAATGTGTCGGTTTAATGATGAAGGCGCGTACGAGCTAGAGAATATTTATTGCGCGACCATCACTGAAAATATGCAACATAAACAGCTCGGCAAACCGTTAGCAGAACAAATAAAGGCAAAGGTTTCTGAGACAATGACAGGTAGAAAGCTATCTGAATCTCATGTTGCTAATATAACAGGCAAAAATAACGGACACGCGAAAAGAACAGTTACTCCACTTGGTGTGTTTGACACAGCAACAGAGGCGGCAAAAGCACACAACGTAAGCAGCGCAACGATTACTCTTAGGGTTCAAGACTCAACCAAGAAAGATTACTACTACTCAACAGACATAAAGGAGACTCAACAATGTCTGAATATCGCATAAAAGAAACAGGTGAGATTTTATCTCAGGGACAAGTCCGCAGAATGCACAGCAACACTTCACTGCCTAAAGTATGGGACGCTAACGTCTGCACTGCTCTTGGCATAGACCCTGTACTCGCAGCTCCTAAGCCCGAGACTACTGGCTACACTCAAGCAGTCAGGAACGGCGCTACACAGGACGCTAACGGCAACTGGGTACAGGCTTGGTCAGTGGTAGATATGTTTACTGACTACACAGACGATGAAGGCGTAACGCACACCAAGGCAGAGCAGGAGGCGGCTTATCAGGCTGATCTTGATGCGAAGGCTGCGGAGTCTGTGAGGACTCAACGTGATAAACTACTAGCTGAAAGCGACTGGGTAACTGTAAAGGCAGTAGATCAAAACGCTCAAGACAGCCTTGGTATTCAAGTGCCACAGGTATGGCTAACCTACAGACAAGCCCTGCGTGACATAACTACTCACGAAAGCTTTCCTAATCTGGAAGAAGCAGACTGGCCTGTAGCACCCTAATAGCCAAGCGGTAGGAGTACCCATGAGATGACCGAGTTAGAGCTAGAAGCGATGATACAGCGTGCTGCGGAAGCAGGGGCTAAAAAAGCCTTACGTGACGTGGGTTTACAAGACGACGACGCTGTTCATGACATGCGTGAGATACGCGACCTTTTAGACTCTTGGCGCTCGGCCAAACGTACTGCGGCAAATACCATGATTAAGACCTTTACGTATATCTTCTTAGGTGCCCTGCTAACGGGGTCCTACTTTAGTTTTTTCAATAAGCCATGATGAGTCATGACACACCTATTTTTGTTATATGTTCTGGTCAACGGCCAGATACAGTCTTCGGACATGTATTTCTATGACATCCATAGATGCAATTTCTTTGCTACAGCTATTGTCAGGGGGAAGGTAGAACGGACACTTAATTACGAGCCGAGAGGCGTGGCCCTCGCTGCATATTGTTTGCCCCGTGTGGCAGACCCAGTAACAGTGAGGGCATACTGATGGACCCCGTAACGATAAGTGCCTGTATATCTGCTGCTAGTCGCGCCTACAACATGGTTGCCAAGGCAGTAAACGCCGGACGAGAGATAGAGGATACAGCCCAGTATATAGGTAAGTTCTTTGATTCTAAGGAAAAAATCCTAGAGATAGAGAAAGAAAACCAGTATGGCCCTAAGTTCCTGCGAGGCTCGTCAGTAGAAGCTCAAGCCTTAGAAATACAGATGGCCAAGCACAAGACGCAGCAGATGGAAACGCAGCTTAGAGAAATCATCGTGCTGTACGGGCCGGGCGAAGCTTTCTATAATGAGATGATGAAGACACGGCGCACCATACGCGCCAAACGCTTGGCGGAAGCTGAAGCACGAGCCAAGCAAAAAAGATTACTGATTGACGGTACTCTCCTCCTCCTGATGGTCGGAGCGTCACTGGGTATAATATTCTGGATGATTAGTTTGGTATCTTAATATGAAGCTAGACCCCGTCCTTCTCAGCATGGCCTGCTCTTGGTCAATGAAGGCATATAAGGAAAAGAACAAGGACGCCATTAAGATAGAGTCAGCACTGACTTCTACTACCGCCTACGTAGTTAAGCGTAAGACCATAGACATCATAGTGTTCCGTGGCACGCAACAGGTGGGCGACTGGGCGTTTAACTTGTTTCCTTTACCTGTACCGTACGTAGGTAGGCTTTGTCATGGCGGGTTTGTGGCTGCTCACGCGTCGGTATGGGACGAAATTGAAGAGCATATAGACTATAATAAGCGTACCCTAATTTGCGGGCATAGTCTGGGTGGGGCACTAGCAGAGCTGTCTGCTGCCAAGTTAAACGGTAAACACGACAACCTTAGCCTGATTACTTTTGGTAAGCCCAATACATTCTTCAAAGGGTTTAAACGACCCCTAAAGCTAGACGACCAGATTTCAGTAGTAAACGGCAGCGATTCCGTGGCTAGGGTACCCCGCTTGTGCTATGGGCCTAGTAAGTCGCAAAACATGCTGTACTTTGCTAACAGTGGGGCGGACTACATAAACCCTAGCAGTTACATGCGCAAGCTAGACCGAGGCGTGAAAGACCGAATTGCAGACCACTTTATGGACGGGTACAAAGCCCGACTAGATAAGTTCTTAGAGGACCAGAAAAATGATAAGACTGACATTGATATTTAGCGTTGCTTTACTCATGGCCTCCTGCACTACTGTTGAGCAGGTTATTGAAAACAAAGAAGTTTATTGTTCTGGCATGTACAAAGGTGTCCGAGCGGTAGGCCGCAGTGCGTTGAGCCTCACTACGGGTGTAATTCTTCCTGACGTGTGCGACAGCATTGACGAGATTGTAGAAGAGGAAAACGCCGAAGACGGCGTAACCAAAAGCGCTGAATAACATGTACACACTAGCCAAAATGCTCTTAGTTTTGAAGCAGTTATGACCGAAAAACTACTTGAGATGCTCAAGCGCCACGAAGGTGTAGAGCACCATATTTACCGGTGTAGTGCCGGTTTTTGGACTTTAGGCGCAGGGCGAAATGTGGACCCCCAAGGCGGTTTGGGTTTGTCCGATGACGAAGTTGACTACCTGCTACAGAATGACATCGAGCGTGTCATCAAAGAGCTAAGTACCGAATATCGTTGGTTTAATAGCCTTGATGATGTACGAAAAGATGCTATGATTGACATTAGTTTTAACCTTGGTGCCACTCGACTTCGTGGTTTCAAGCGCGCATTGGCAGCTATGGAAGTTGCCGACTACAAAACCGCAGCAAAAGAGTTCCTAGACTCCAAGTGGAGCAGGGACGTAAAAGGTCGTTCACACGAACTCGCACACATGATCGAGACTGGTGAATACCTACTATGAGGTTAGTACATGCCGCTTCAGAAACTACAGTTCAAGCCCGGGGTTGACCGCGAGAATACGCGCTACGCAGCCGAAGGCAGTTGGTACGAGACCAACAAGGTGCGGTTCAGACGGGGTATGCCTCAGAAGATCGGTGGGTGGGTACGCCTGTCCGACAATACTTTTCTTGGCATCTGCCGCTCTATGCTTAATTGGATTACGTTAGGAAAACAAAATCTTGTTTCTGTAGGCACGAATTTAAAATACTACATAGAACGCGCGGGAATTTACTACGACGTTACTCCCATTCGGGCTACAGAATCTCTTACTGACCCTTTTGAAACTACTGCTGGTTCGGCTATTGTTATAGTTACTGATGCTGGTCACGGTTGCTTAAATAACGACTTTGTAGTTTTCAGTGGGGCTTCTACGGTAGGCGGGTTAGACTTAAACAACGAGTATCAAATTACTCGACTTACCAGCGACGTGTATACTATTACCGCTGAAACTACAGCATCTTCTAGCGCCACGGGCGGTGGCTCTGTTACTGCAACCTATCAAATAAACACCGGTAATGAAATTGCTGTGCCGATTGGCGGGTGGAGTGCGGGCACTTGGGGTTCTGGCACATGGGGTTTTGGCGGTGTTACAAATTCGCCTATACGTCTATGGAGCCAAACTAACTTCGGCGAGGACTTATTTTTTGCCTACCGTGGCGGAGCGCCTTTTTATTGGGATGCTAGCACTGGGGTTACTACTCGCGCTGTGTATGTGTCTTCGCTTGCGGGTGCGTCAGATGTCCCTGTAGTAGTTAACAAGACCTTTGTGTCAGACATCTTCCGGTTTGCGTTCTGCTTTGGTTCGAACGATCTGGGTACTAGCGTGCTTGATCCCATGCTTATCCGTTGGTCTGACCAAGAGGACGTAGCTAACTGGACTCCTAGTGCTACTAACCAAGCCGGTAGCCTTCGCCTTTCCCGAGGCAGTGAAATCATCACCACGCTACAAGCACGTCAGGAAATTCTTGTCTGGACTGATACTGCCTTGTATGGCCTTCAGTACTTAGGTGCTCCAGAGGTTTGGGGTGCGCAGCTACTTGGTGACAACATTACCATAGCTAGCCTTAACGCAGCGGTATACTCCGGTAATGTTGCGTATTGGATGGGCACGGATAAATTCTATCTTTACGACGGTACGGTTAAGACACTGCCTTGTGCGGTGCGCAGCTATGTGTTTAACGATTTCAATACATCTCAGTATGACCAAGTTATAGCGGGTACTAACGAGCGGTTTGATGAAATTTGGTGGTTCTACTGTTCTGCCGAGTCTATCCAGAACGACCGATACGTGGTCTATAACTATATGCAAGACATTTGGTATTACGGCACTCTATCGCGTAGTGCTTGGATCGACGCCGACCTGAGAGACAACCCCATGGCGGCTACGTACAGCAACAACTTGGTCAACCACGAAGTGGGCTACGACAATCAAGAAACGTCTACGCCCGCTGCCATTACAGCTACGCTGGTGTCCTCTGAGTTTGACTTGGACGACGGTGATAAGTTTATGTTTGTTAATAGAATGTTACCTGACGTAACGTTTGACGGGTCTACCGCTGATAATCCTTCTGCTGTGATGACTCTTTCTCCATTGGAGAACTCTGGTTCTGGGTACAACAACCCGCTATCGGAAGGGGGTAACAGCAGTGCTACGGTAACTCGTTCGGCCACGGTTCCTATTGAGCAGTTTACAGGGCAGGTTTTTGTGCGGGTACGTGGCAGGCAGATGGCATTTAAGGTCGAGTCTACTGAGCTGGGTGTGGCTTGGAAGTTAGGTATACCACGTCTGGATATGCGGCCTGACGGTAGGAGAGGCTAGTGGCTAATAGGCTAGTACAGAAAGTCCAGCCGCCCGCGCTTCCGATACCCAAGGAGAGTCCGCTTAAGCAGTATCTGGACGACCTGAACAACATCTTGCGTCTGTTCTTTAACTTAGTAGCAAACGCAGTGAACAACGTATTTGGGGAGTTCGGGGGCAGGTTTTTAGATGTGCCCAATGCGTTATACTTCTCGACAGCAGACCAGCCAGTAGCAGTAGTAGATACGCCGCAAGTAGTTACGTTTAACCAGACTTATTTAGAAAGCGGGTTTGAGCTAAACGGCGGCAGTAACAGCGAGATAACTGCCGTGTACGGCGGGGTTTATAACTTCCAGTTTATCGGTCAGGTAGCTAGCGGCTCGGCGTCTGCTAAGAACATATACATTTGGATTACGCGAAACGGCACCGACTTAGGTTACACAGCAAGAGAATTTTCGTTGGCGGGTTCTGGCGATATACACGAGGTAATCTGGAACTTTAACTTGGATTTAGATGCCGGTGAGTACGTTGAGATGAAGTGGGTCTCTGACGATATAGACGTTACTATGGAGGCTGTGCCTCCTGCTGTATCTCCGGCAACCCCACATCCGGGCGTAACATCTGCCGTAGTAACAATTAACTTTATTTCCGCACTGCCTGAAGTGCGACCAACACCTCCGTAGGTGAGAGTATGAGTGACGGACCAATAGGACAAATATTTGCTCTACAGCCAGAAGGTGTGGTTGGTGGGGATATATTCCCGGTCGATGTAAACCGCATAAAGCAGGATTACGCCAATACCTTCCTTCAAGACATAGACTACATGGATATGCTTGAGGCTGCGGAAGACGAAGATTTTCGTTTCTATAACACCCCGGGGGCGGACCCGTTTGCTGGGATTTCTGCTGAGGGGGGTTTTG